TTCGGCGGCACAAGACCGCCCATTTACAGGATTTAGCGCGTCATCTCGACGAGCGTTTTCGGTTTAAACTACACGCGACATCAGTTTTTGAATTTCTTCCGGCGATTTGTTGGCAAACAACGACTCCAATTGTCTCGGGGTCATGGTCAACATCGCTTCGCTTACGTCCGTTGTCCCTGCCGTGCCTGCCGGAATGTCCGAGAGGCTGTTAGGCGTGGGCTTTTTGACATTCGCTAAAACTTCTTTCGCTTTATCTTTGGCATTGGCTTCGGGTTCTGCCTCGACCTTTGCCGGGTTCGCATCTTTATAGGCAGAAATTAACTCTACAACCTGAGCCGCGTTGCCTCGATCAAGCACCGTGTTGTACTGATCTCTGACAAATGACGGATGGCTATTAATCCACGCTTCCAGTTTCGGGTCGCTCACGACCTGCTGCCAGTCGGCATGGGCATTAGCAATAGCATTAAAGTGCTTGTCTTGGGCGCTTTCCTGAACAATTTTCTGAACCGGTTGAATCTGTTCATTGATTTGCTGCTGGAATGCTGCCAAACCTTGCTTAATGCCGTCATCAATCATGCGTTGGATAAAGGGCTTCATATCTTCGGCGACTTCGGGGAAATCCCCTTGGTACGCTTCCAGTACCGCTTCTTGAGCTTTGGTATCGCCAGTGCCCGCATCATCGACTTTGGCCGCTTGCAGTGCCGCTATCAATTCCGCTTGCTGTGCCGCGAACTGCTCCCATTGAGAAGCTTTCTGCTCCAGTTGCGCCGCTTTATCTCGGGCATCCACTAACTCCTGATAGGGAATGGTGTGTTTGCCGTCTTTCGCTAGTAACTCAGGTTCGGGGTCTTTTATTGCTTCCTGTCCAGGCTCAGGCGTTGCGCTGGTTTCCTCGTCGGCTGCTGCCGGGTCGGTATCGCCTTGATCGTCAATCGTGCCGCCATTTACAACGGAGTCTTTCTGATCGTCAGTGAGTTGATAAAATTCGTCCGGGTTTGCTGCAAAATAATCTGCGTCTTTCATTCGTTGTTGCTCCAATGCTATCCCGTAGACGGGCTAACCTGCCGTATCGTCGCAGTCACGTTATTGGATAGGGGTATTATACATCAAATGTTGATAATGAATAAAATATTTACTCATTGTCAACTGTCAATTAATAGTCGCCGAGTAAAATCCAAGTGACAGTAATCGTGCCGCTCAGAGTTTGTGTTGCATCAGCATCGACATCAGTGGTGGTCGCATAAGCCGTATTGATATACAAGTCTTTGGCGGTGCTGGTGCCGTCGAATTGAGCTGAGGCCGCCAGCGCTGCCCCGACTGCCGTTCCTGCGACATTGACGGTTGCCGATGACGTGAACGCGGTAGACGGCAGCAAATCCGCCATGGTGCTGTTTAGCGTGGTGCTGGATGCGGTCGCCGTACCTAACGCTAATGCGCCGGTTGAGCTTGCGTTTAACGTGCTGGCCAGTGCGCTGGTGGTTTTTTGCGCGATGGACGCGGTAACACCCAACACCAGGATTCTACCAGCAGGGAAGTCATACAGCTTCGTGCCTTGGTATTCGGTGCCATTGACCACGGTTTGCGCCAAGTCAGTCAATGTGAATACAGTCTGATGCACAACACCATCAAACGTGTCGACTGCACTGAGCGTCGCTAACGCGGCCACGCCGGAAGTCAATGCTCCGCTTCGGCCTAATACCGTGAATACGTCAGTATGGTCGTTGTAATACTGGATCAATGACTCATCAACATCATCAACCATTCCGGCTGTCCAGTTGTCTTTGGCCGGTACTTCGCCAACCCGTTTCGGGTGCGTCGCTGTTTGTAAAGCTTTAACTATGTACATAGCTATCCTTATTGAGTTACGTAGAGATTGAATGTGCCGTTAGTGTGACTATTGACATCCACCCGAACGGCACGAACGGGAGTGGTGTAGAGATGTTCAGTATTGGCGGTCTTTCCTGCTTCGGCAGTGAACGCGACCGCTCCGGCATTGGCTTCGTCATAAGTATGCTGAATGTCAAAGTTGATGGTGCCGCCAATGGAGACTGCGGCAGTAGCGGGAGCCGTGTGCATATCCACCCAAGGCGTTTGCGCGGTAGCGGCCCAACCAATGTCGAAGGTATCAGCGCCAATCGTCGCTGATGGAGTGGCCGAAGTCAGTGAATAGAACGCGAAGGTACTGGTGACGGTGGCTGATACGCCTGGAGCGGCCAGCGTTTCGGTCAGTGCTTCGCCATTAGGTCCAACACCAAGCAAGGTAATGGTCTTGGCGCTATGGTCGGTGGCGGCATCATTGCGAATGGTCACATGATGCGCCAGTCCGTCCCCGGCTTTAGCGGTGGCAATCGTCCAGCTTGCGCCGGTAACATTACTGGCGTGTCCGGTCAGACTGGCTGCGGCGACGGTGTAAGATTGTTTATAGTTCACTGTAGTGTTCCTTTAGTTAGATGGTTTGGCGATGCCAAAGATTCGTTGTTTCTACCGGCCTGATAAATTAAATTGCATAAATCAATCAATTCGTCCTCATCAAATTGATAAAACCTTGCTGGTTTTTTATTGTTTAAGAAGTAAAATGGCTTGTCATTCTTAGCAATCTTTACTTTGTCAAGCAACTCATTGATCAGGAGTATCGTTATTTCCGTCTTTCCATCTAATGGGAAAAGAAAGAAAGGCAATATGTTTGCTAACTCGTTCCAGTGAAAAAACGATGGTGTTTTCTCGTTTTTGTTAATTTGTATCATCTTAACTATATGCTTTGCGGCATATAACATCTCGCTTTCACTAATAGTTATATCTTTTTCGTTATCGATCACTGCGTCGCTCCTAAATTGTCGGTGATTCTTTGTGTCTCAATGCCGCCATTAGCGCCCAGGCTCGGGGATTCGGGCAGAGCTGGCGTCATAGGGTTAGTGTTTGTCGGCTGTGTGGGTACTGCAATTTGTTCAGGTTGCGGAAAGTTCGGGTCAACGCCACCGGGATTCGGGGGCTGATAACCGGCATTCATCATAATGGCATCGGCAATCGGCGCAATGGTCGGCATTGATGCTACTTGAGCGCCGCCTTGCATCGCCGCATACTGCGCTTCGGTCATAGTCTTGACGGCATTGGCCTCGATCTGCTTAATCTGTGCATCACTCATCATCTGCTTGATTTCCAGTTCCTTCATCTTGCGCTGCATTTCTTGCGCTTCCGGCGAAGGCTGCGCGTCAGCGTCCTTAATCGCCTTGATAATCGCGTCTTTGTCCGGCACATCCATTAGACTCAGCATGTGCGGCATCATGATGCGCTGGTATTCCTGTGGCGAAGCTTTATAAGCCTCGCTCAATGAGGCTAATTGCTGGTTGCGGTAACTGGACGTACTCGGCACATCATCCAGAACCACTTTCAGCATAGTGCGCTCAACGTCATTAGTCAGGTATTGAATGCCGCTGTCGTCAGTAATCGGGCGGTTCAGTGTGACAACCCGGTCCTCTTTCAGTGCGCCGCCGTCAATCAGAACATCCTCTTGCTTGCCAATCGAATCCTGAACGATCATTGATAACAGCAAATCACCGACTTGAGCGCGGGACTCCCTGAAATTGTCATCAATGTTTGCCAATGACTGCTGCGACTGCTCAACCTGCGAGTTGAACTGTACGCCCGAGGTAGCACTGTTATTGTTGCCCTGGAACTCATCACTAATGCCGCCGACTTTGGTGATCGCGTTTCGGGCATCGTTGAGCATCTTGTACTGCTGCTCGTTCAGCTCGAAGTTTCGATCCACTTTAAACGTCGCACCCGGTTGCGCCATATGTGCGGCATCCAACACAATGTCTGCATCGGGCCTAGCTATCTCCTGCCTAAAATGCTCATCGTCTCCCAATACTGCGCCTTCGGTGCGAGTCGTAACCGTGGCCGCCAAACCCCAACGAATCTTGCTGATCGAGGCATTGATATTGTCCTGCATGTACATCATGCCGCGAATCCGGCCAAACGGTACGCCGGTCCTGTCCTCGCGATGCCCCCAAAACGGCACATAAGGAAAATGCTTGTGCCGGTACGGTGACAGTTCATCACGGAGCTTATGAGGCCCAGCGAACCAGGCTTGATGCACTCGACTGATGGTTGCGTACTGCGGCTGAATGCCTTGGCTGATCGCCAGCATATGCATCGGGTCGTCCTGATCCAGTTCGACCACGCGGCCATCCTGCATTTTCAGCACTAAAGCCTGTTCCCAGGTGCGATACCAGACTTCAAACAGCCGGATTTTTCGGTGTTCCACATCACGCCATTGCTGTTCTTCAATCGACCAGCCGCGCTCGTCGTTCTGCGCTTTGTACAGTCCGGTTGATTGACCACCATCGAGCATGAACGCATCCATGCCATTCCAGCCCGATACCGATTGCTCGATAATATCGGCCTGGTCAGCAAACATCAATTTGGCAATGTCTTTATCAACCCACTTCATGCGAATCAAATACCGCGCATCGGACAGCATCGGGCATTTTGCCAACCAATCCCACCAGACTTCGTTACGATGCACAAACTGGCAGCGATACGGGTACTTGAACGGGTCGGATTCCCGCGATACTTCCACCCATCCTAAGCCAACCGATACCTGAGACTCGTAAGCATCTGAACAGGAACGGTCTGCCCGACTCTTGCGCTCAGCCTGGTTCAATTTGTAATTGTATGCGTCCGCGACTTCCTGTCCGTCTTTGTCGCCATCCGGCACGACTCGCCAATCCGTGCGCTTTTTCGCTTCTGCGCCCAAGATAGACTCAATCGCCAAGCCTATTAGCGGCTCAACCGCAGGCGGCAAGCCAATCAGCGCCATTTTCTGCAAAATGTCCGAGTCGAGCTGGTTGCCGTCCTTGTAATCCATCTCCTTGTCGGCTTGCGCTCTCCAGGCTGGCTGATTCAATAGCTCATGGAAGAAGCCGGTAAACTGCTCCAGCGTCAATCCGTCCGACTCAATCGCGTCACTGGTATCGCGTTCCGCATCAATAAACATGTAGTGTGTCCTACGTCATCACGACGATGGTTAAAATTATAGCCGCCAGTTTGCCGCTGAGCGTGGCTTGTGTTCTCGCTTGGTTGACTTAAACCGCCTTGCGCTTTCACAGGCATAGCGCAACGAGTCGATTACATGGTTGTTTTTATCTTCAAGAATGTTCGTCACCTTATCGGTCGTCTTGTCGATCTTGTAGCTGTAAGTTGACAATTCATCAATGGTATGAGCGCAACGAGGATGAACGACAATATCGAAGGACTGCAAAAAAGTAATGCCTTCTTCCACTGATCCAGGGCCTTTAATCGCCGCCGCCATTTTCGGGAAACCATGCTGCTGCATGTACGAGATTGTTTCCGGTCTGGCGCTATCCGCTATTATAAACCATTTATTAGCTTCCGGTATCGTACTAAACAACTCCGGCAGGTTGACGATTTCACAGCCCACCAGATACGCTTCATAATCGATATACAGCCGGTTGCCGTCGATATGAGAACGTACCAACGCGCTCGGGTCATTGGAAAAGCCCCAATCCGCACCGAAGTTGAAACAGGTTCCGGGCTTGGACTCGAATTCTTCAATCGTCCAATTCCTGAATACACGCGCTTCCGAGTTTTGCTGATACTTGCCCAGCCAGATATGGGCGTACTTGTCAGGGTCGCGGCGTTTGTCGTACTCCATTTCTTCGCGGAGTACATCGGGAAACCACGGGTTATCAACATAGTTCGCTTCAACTACTATCGCATCAGGCGGCGTTGATTCTCCACGCAACAGCATATCAATAGGGTCGGTGTCTTTGCAGGGGTTCCAGCTAAACCATAGCTCACTGCCGGGCTTTCGGATGGTCGGCCTGAGCAAGTCCAAACTGCGCTGACTCACGCTTTGCGCTTCTTCCACCCAGGCAATATCATAACCTTCCAGTGACTTGATACTGTCGGCGGTATGGTTCTGCATCCCGGCAAAGATGATCTGGCCGCCGTTCTTGCATTTGATGATGGATTCTTGCACCTCAAACAAATGTCCAACGCTCATTTGCTCGATCTTGGTTTCAAGTAGCTTCTTGACTGACTGGTTTAATGACTTCTGGATTTCCCGAACGCAGACCGCATCGGTCTTAGCCATGACCATGCGTTCAATCAGCATTTCCGCCATGAACCAGCTCTTGCCGCTACCACGACCACCATAAACACCTTTATAGCGGCTCGGGTACAGTAATGGCTCGTAAACAGCAGGGGTTTGTATTTCCATCAAGGCTTGACGATAACCCGGCGTATTTCGTTGATTTGGGTATTAACCTGAACAGCGGTATCAGGCGTCTTACCCAGTACCGCCTCACGACCTTTATTAATCGTTTCCGCTCTGGCTCGAAAGTCGTTCTGGTTTTCGCAGGGTTCTGCCATTGCTTGCTTGACGTTGGTTATTGCTGCATTGTTGAAAAACAGAATATGTTTTGTGCGCTCGTCAACCAGTTCATTGTGGATTGTCAACGCCTGTTGATTTAGCGTTGATTTTGCCTCTTCAAGCCGCACCGCGTCTAGCAATAGCTGTTGTTTTTCACCACCTTTAATCCAGCCTTCTGCTTTAGCTTTTCGGCTAATCGCAGCCTTGTCGATAGTGGTTCTTTCATTGATCTGAGATAGCGATAAACCGGCCTCGAAATACTCCTTAGCATCAGTCCACTGTTTATCAGTAATCTTGATGTTTGCCAAACTAATGTCTCCCGACAATATTCGTATATTCTTATGTACTTATATTGTAACACAACCCCAATTCGGATATAAAACTTTAGCGCCAATACTAAAAATAATTGTGTACAACACAATATATTTGTGTATAATAAGACCCAGTTCAGCGATAACGCGAACATAATTAAACTGGGGAATGATGTCATGAGCACTTATAAAATTGATTCACACTGTTTAGGCGATTTGAATGAAACACAAATGGAACAATACGCACAATATTGTTCTGACGTTGCCAATGCTGCCGGGCTAGATATAGAATTTGAAATTGATTATAGGAACGGCGGGGACAGAGGGGACGGAGTGGAATCGCAACTATATCAATATGTGTGGGAAAATTGCGATTATTGGACAGACAATAATGAATTGAAGGAGCGTGAAATTAAAAAAGCAGCGGACTATTTTAGAAATGACTCCATCTGAGCAATGCAAAGGAGCAAGAAAATGAAAATAGAAATTTTAAACAAAATTGGCAACAAAAAATTAATTGCTGCTTTTGAAGCGAGTGACATGCAAGTTTTCGGAAAAATCGCAAGCAAACTCTACGCCAAAGCAAGAATCGTACAAGATAAGAAAGAGTTTTTACTTGCAGAATGCATTAAGTATTCAAGAAATGAAGACACTTCTATCGAAACAGCAATGGAAAAGTTCAATAACATGAATGCTCAAGAAATCGGCTTAAAAGCAAGAAACTACATCCAGGCGTCTGAAAAATATTTAACTGAAACTGATCCGTTGCGTAAATACGATATGAAAGAAACAGCATATGAAAACGCCTATGAAAACGCATTTAGAGCTAATTCATGACACCTTCAGAACAATGTAAAAAGGCGGGGTTAGACAGCCTCGCCGAGTTCGTCAGGATCAGCGGTGAATCCGAGCAAAATATTTTAAACTGGCACAAAAAAAGGCCGCTCAGATTCAAACTCTTATTAGCTGGATGCGTGAACGAAAAGAGAAATAACTCTAAATAATCATCGTCCACGCAATCCGCGTTAAAGCAAATTGCGTGGACGCCTATTTTTCAATAGCCAGTCCAAATAGGCAATAATAGCCAACTCACCATGACCGGTTATATCATTGCCTTTGCAGTACCAAAGTCCGTATTGTTTTTTAAGCTTGGGTTTCACCGAATGCCTTTACTCGCTGTCACTTCGGTTTGATGGTTGTACTGCCCTACTACAGCGTAGCTCTTATCTTCCGGCACTTCTGTTACCATCACGAACTTCATCTGCCCGCACTTCTGCCCCGGCGTTAATGCTAGATAACCATGCTCTGAGTCGTTCTTGAATTCCATCGTCAACTTGCTGTTATGCCAACCACAATCACAAAATCCGGCCAGTTGATGCGCCCAAAAGTTTCTGGCCTGGCTGCTCTTGAGTACGTATTCTGCGGTGATATTGTTCGGCAGGTTGAAAGTCTCAACGGTTTCAGCTAACGCCACTTGGCCCGGCTTTAATACCAGCATTTCACCGTCTTTCAACTCAACCAACTCAAGGCTGATGTTTTGCTTATTGGCTAAATCAGTGAATAGCTCAATCGCCTTGGTGTCCTTTGTCACAATCCAAGGCTGAGGCTTTTCGATGTAAAACCGATTGCCTAGCGTGACTTCGATACTAGCTGGATTAATGTTTTCCAATGGCGCATCAATAACGCCGTTCGCTACCAATTCAGCTAATTCGGTATGGCTTAATAAACCTCTCATTCTTCATTTTTCCTTACATTGTTGTGCTTTTATCAAGCATTTTTGGATTAACTACGTGCCTGGCTACTTCGCCATACTCTTTATGCAGGATGATTGCCTTCATATCACGACCTGTCCGATAGCCCAGATTAGCCGCATACGCATCAGCCGGAGCCAATACCCTGAATGACTCGCAGCGTACCCCGTTAAAGTCTTTTACGCTGTCATGGTGAATATGGCCTGTCCACCAATATCTAAATTCAGTCTCGCCCCAATCACTCGCGCGATCTGATGCCATTATCATTGGCAATTTGTCATGCTTTACCTTATCACCGTGATGAGTTCCCACCAGGCACTTGCCGAACCGCCAATAATGGTAATGGCTGGGGCTTCGGTCTATGGTTATCCTTGACTCATTTTCATAGATATTATGCAGGCACTCGGTTAAAAATATCGATGAAGATGGATCGTGATTGCCAATCTCAATAATCACATGCACATATTCATGCTTTTCAAGCGCTTTAGCTATCATGTAACGCACTGTCTTTATTGCCGCCCTGACCATCTTAGGGAATCTGCCGTCCGCATCCAGCAAATGCTTGTGAGCTGGAGTGACCGCTTCCCAAGAATCGTAGTGCATAAAATCGCCTAGCAGCGCAATCAGTGCTGTTTGACAGTTGGGCGACGACTCCACCAGATGATCGATTGAACCCATCAGCAAGCGAGTACCGATAGCAATGTCGTAATCTTCGCCGGTTTCAGGCATCCAACTTAGCATCCCAAAATGGTGATCCCCGACTGGATAACAGGCCGCCAAATTAGCGTCCACAACCTCTGGCTTGGGTATCGGCTTAATCCTTGGTAACTCAGCCGCCATAGCTTCCAAAGCTTCCTTGAATATCTCCGCCTGCCTTTCACTATCCGCCGTCGATTTAATCCACTGAATCTTAGCCTCGCCGGTGGTCATGTCGTACAGCGTTGATGCGCCTTTCAACTTAAAACCATCCGGCACCGGATGCACCAGGTTATGCTTTGGCGAATAACCCATAGTGGCCGCCTTAAACTGCACCGCCTGCACCGCGCTGGAGATAGTCGATTTGTTGATGCCCAGCTTTTTCGCTGCGGCTCTCTGACTGCCCTCAGAGGCTATCGCCGCTAATATCTCTTTCTGTCGTTCGGTTGCGTAATCGCTGAGGTTAATGTCAACGGGCTTTATCTCTCTTACTGCGTTGTTGTTAGCCATGCCTAGCCTGATTTTTTAGATTGGTGCAGATTGAGTTAGGTTTTAACTGTATCAACCGGATAGCGTAATTCCAGAATTAACTGTAACTCGTGAATCGCTTTTTCAATATCAACCCTACCCTTCCCAGTGGGCTTATCATGCCTTGTCGCTCTTTTTACAATACAACCCTCAAGGAATGCCAGCTTGTTGGCTTCAATAAATTCTATCGGCTGAATCTTACAATCTTTGTAGTGTGAGCCGCCGATTTGAACATTTAACGCTGATTCTTGCTTTTGCATAATTCATCTATCCAGATTGTTACCAGTGCGCCGATACAGATACCGACCATTATTAGCAGCATGTTTTCCATCTAGTCCCCATTAAATGCCTGACTTCTGGCATCATCTTCATCAATCCCGTTGGCGCATTTAATCGCTACCCGCTCAAGAAAGTCTTGCTCTTTCTCATAATAAATAGGCAAGCAGTTCTCGTTGCATCTGGCTCGATACCAGCCTGAATCGTTGTCGTAGGGTTCTTGGTTATTGCTCATTTCAAATACTCTAAAATTGTTTCTCTTGCACTATCCCAACCATGACACACATCAACACGATAATTCTGCTCTTGCAGGTCAGCATGCCATTGCTTTTGCTCAGGGCTAACAGTGCCGCCTTTTTGCCGCTTCATTTCAATAAACAGTCCGTTGTAACCACCCTTGGCTACCGGCATGAATAAATCGGGAACACCTTTTTTAACGCCTTCGGCCTTGAGCTTTGTTGCTACCGCGATATGACGATGACCGCCATTAGGTATGGCAAATAACAGTTTCAGTTCCGGTATTGTCTTGGCTTGGGCTTTAGACCATCGAATTAATGCTGATTGCTCTTGATGCTCTAGGTCTTTAATCATACTCTTTTGACCAGTCATCACGACACTCAGGTCCACAAAACCGGCGCTCAATCCCTGTAGGTTCTTCGCACCATAAGCAATGGCCGCTTGGGTTTGATGTATTTATCGGCTTACTTGATACAGCCTGAATACGCATCTGCAATAGCCGCGATTCGACCTCATCCGATCTATCTGCTTCATCCATTATTAATTCCTTTCCATAGCAGCTTTGCTCCGAGATAGAGCGCTGAGGCTGCTATGCCGATAACCCCGATAACGAGTATCAGGGCGTTGGTGATTTTAGATAATAACCACATAAATTAAAAGGGAATGTCGTCATCGAAGTTGTCTTGCGCTGGCGCTTGCGGTCTTGCTGCCTGTTGCTGCGGTTTTTGTGCTGGCTCGGCCTGTGAGCCTGAGTCATTGCGCTTACCGACGAGATCAATAATATTGGCATTCAGCTCTAAACTGGTTTTAGTAGAACCGTCTTGCGCTCGGTATTCGCTTTGAGTTAATTCGCCTGAAATGAACACCTGCTGGCCTTTCTTCAAGAAATCCTGCAACTGACCTTCCGCTCTCTTACCCCATACCGCCACTCTAATCCATAAAGTCTGTTGCTTCTCCCCAAAGCCGATATTGTTGGCTACGGTCACGTTTAAAACCGCTTGACCTGATGGTAAATAACGGACTTCCGCATCACGGCCGACAGTGCCGGTAAAACTAAATACGTTCGACATACTTAACTCCTGTTTAAATTAATTACAATTCCTGCTCGAGCCACTCTATTTCCGCAATAGCTTGGCGATGCGTCTTGTTGCACAGCTCGACAATACGATTTGCCGCATACTGCTCTGCTGTTTCTGAATTGATGTATTTATCGTAGAACTGCCATGCTTTTTCTACGTCCAGTTCAAATCCCACTTCATCATGCTCATGCACCTTGCCGCCCAGCTTCACAATATCAGCCAGCATATAGCAGAATGTTTCTTGCGATTCGCACAGGTACATCAAAAAAATAATATCTTCTCGGCCTTTGATGGTGATTTCTGGAACTTCGCCCTTGAGAATGGCTAACTGCCTTGAAATTCTGCTCATAGTTTTTCCTTTTTTTTGTAGGTGTTAATTATACTACTTTCTTTATAAAAATTAGTGATTTATTTACGTATTTTTACCTATTTTCCGTTAGGGAATAGCCGTATAAATTCAGCCGTCATCCGGTCGATTTCAGCTCTAGTGGCCTTTGTCAGTGCTGAGTAAACCTTTTTGGCTTTACCACTGTTCTCAGCCCTACGTTTGGCGAATATCGCCTTGTATTTGCCTCCCGTCTCATGCGCGATACCGGCATCCAGTAAATCGCTATGCAGCATCTTTAGTTGCTCGGCCGTCATGCAAGTTAGATAATTTTGTAAGCTCATTTTCCTAGTAACTCGATTGTTCTTGCTAAAAGATGCAATTCAGAACCGTAAATGTTCTCGAACTGCTGCTTTGACATGTGAATTGAAAAATCCCCTTGGTGATGCTCTCTGCATAAAGGGATTGTCAAGAAGTCGTCTTTTATGCGCTCTGCTCTAATGTGATGCACATTGGCTGGTTGCTGGCATATCAGACACCCAAGCGAAGCAACCTTTCCCATGTGACGCTTTGCTGCCGCTTTACTCATACAAACCTCAACATTTCATTAACAACCCGATCAAGGTCATTCTTTGTGTAATTGGTTAAAACCTTTTGCAATACCACATCGGCAACCTTGCTATACACCGATTCAAATTCATCCTGCTCCATGCTGGCGAAGCTCATTGATTTAGCTTCATATCGCACGTCGCCTTTGATGTTGACTACCGGATAGCCGAACCCTGACATAATCAATAAATCCTTTCTGAATCTTTCCTTGTTTTTCTCTATCTGTATGCCCTTGTATTCATTAACCGGCATTTCCCATGCATCAAAAGCCACATCAAGCATTTTGAAAAACTTGCGGTGAAATGCCAGATTTCTTGGCTTGGTTATCTCGGCCTTGAATTCATCGTTAGGCTTCATTGCATCCATTGCCTCGACGCTGTTCTGATCTACCGGCACAAAGGAGTTATAGAGTTTTCGCAAATATAATGTAGCCATTAAACCCTCTGCCCATTACGTCTTGCGATAGCATTGTATTTCAAAATAGAAATCCTCTTGATTGCATAAAATCAACAGGATGCTTGGCGGATTTTTGAAGATTGCATTTTTTTCTTAGAAGCTGAATATTGTCATCAGTATTAGTGCCACCTAGCTTTAGCGGCATAATATGATCCATGTGATAGTCCTCGCCTAACGGCAAATTGCAGCATGGGCATTTTCCACGTTGTAATTTAAATAGTTTTTCAGCTAGTCCTAGTGATAATCTACCTCCAGAAGATTTAACAAGCGCCCTTCGATTATGTCTATATATTGTGCATTTTTCTGGATTATTTTTTGCCCACTCCTTAGCTAGTAAGGCTTTCTTTTCTTTATTTTTAGATGACCACAGCTTGCAATTTTCATATGTTTTTTCTTTATTTTTTGCATACCAAATATTTTGTGTTAATTTTATTGCATCTTTGTTGTTTTTATAATAAGCCTTGCGATACTCAATTATTTTTTCCTTATTGTTTTTTACCCATGACTTGCTAGATTCAAGCGACTTTTCTTTATTATTTGCATAATATAATTTTTTCTTTTCTTTTATTTCTTTTATATTAGCTTCCCTATATGCTTTGTCATTTGATGCTTTTTTTTCCCTATTAGCTTCTCTATAGGCTTTGTCAACTTCTGCCTTTCTAACTTTATTTGCGGCTCTATATTCAGCCGCCTTGTCTTTATTTTTTGCGCGATATGCCGCATCTACAAGTTTTTTTTCTTCTTTAGTCTGTGCCATTTCGATACCCATTGAATAGTTGGGTTAAGAATACATTAGGGTGTGAGGAAACAAGGTATTCAAGCTTGCTTGTCGGGTTCGATGCCCTATCCTCACACGCTTATTATACTATTTATTTATAAATACTTTTGTTTTAACTGCCACTTATTAATTCACCCATTATGTCTACGCGCTCCATTACGCAACGCTATGCAATTTAGAATCTGTTCTGTCTGTACGCTATGCCCCACCCCTCTCGCTGGCTCAACGATGATCCGGCTATTCGGGTTCGTGTTGCGCGGCCTTGGCTTGAGTTGCAGGTTTCTCGCTCTAATGTCGGCTGCTGTTGTGTGTTTCATAAATGGATAGTTCCAGAGATTCAAGGGATCGATAAAATTCCAATGACCATTATTCACTTCATAATCCTACTGATAACGAACAGCCACAACAAGCAGCCGATAACGTAGATGATCGAAGCATCACTCATGACCATCGCTCCATATCAACCAGCCCAGCCCCACAATAGCCACCGCACAACCGGCAATCGCCCTGGCGAGATAGGCGTGGTTTTGTATTAGCTCAATCATGCGGCCTCCAGCATAATCGAAGTATCCAGTTTAAGTTTTTCGCAGGCCGCCAAATGTGACTCCATCAGCTGCTCATCGGTGGGTTTGTCATAATATCGGGTTTTTGGCATCACCATAGCGCGAGTGACCTTTTCGGCATCTTCAAACTGTTTCCAAAACGCCTTGGAAGCTTGAGCATCATCCGCCGGCAACCATTGACGCTCTTTGCCGACTAACCGATTCAACCGATCGATGACAACTTTATTGGTTGGGAAAAAATGTATAGTCCCTACGCCAGGGTAATAGCGTACATCAAAGTAATCAGTTGACAGCCGCTCGCCCTTAGATAGCTGTGTAAGCGCCGTTGAATCCTCGAACAGGTCATAAAGAGAAACCAAGCAATTTGCTTTCCCGTCTAACATCGCGAAGGTTTTATCAAAATCCGCTAGTTTTTGTTTTGCCTCCCAGCTTAAAAATCCATAAGAACGGACATTCGGCAAAATAAACCGCGTCATTTGCACCCTGAATGCCTGTTCCTTGTGCCGGCTGTTTGATTTCCATCCGCGGTAATACGCTCTATTCTCTGGGATGTATTTAGTTATTTCATCAAAACAGTCCAATAACATTTGCATATTCATGTCGGTTTGACTATTGACCAGGCCCAGCAGAAAGCCGCGTATGTTTGACTCAGTAAAACTGAGCTGGGAAACCGCTTCAAAATCGGCATGCAGTTTTTGATACGCTTTTGATGATAAATACTTACTGAACTCGGTCGAGTTTAAAACGTTCGACCAGGCTTTCTTTTTTAGTGAGTTATAACTACCGTTAAAACGCTCCTGTAGCTCGCCAGCCACAACCTCAACGTCTTTAGGTTGATTGATCGCCTGTCCTAGTAATCGGCTGTAATAATTGGCCTCCTCCTGCGCCAATTCAGCGGCTCTTAACGACGCTACAGCGGCATTGAATACGGCAATGGCATTACTGATTGAACTGCCCTTGATGGCTAATTCCTGTTTGGCTTCGCGCTCTATGCCAACCGGACTCTCTACGTGCAGTCCATGTGTGAAATTGTGCTTGAGGTCGGCTTTTTTCTCGATCCAAATTAGCGCAACCTCCACATTGGTTTTGCGTTGCGTGTCCGGGTCCATGAACGCCTGATCGATAAACTCAACTGCGCCGCCGCTCGCCTCAATTATATTAATCAATCGCTTTCTTTGCGCTGAATATGGATTCTTGACAGTTTCGGCATTAACGATGCTGACCAACTCGCCATCGACCAGCAAATCCCAGGCCTTTAACGTATGCTCCGCTCCGGCATTAAAGGGCGGATTCATGATGATATGGCTATACAGCGCGGCTCCATCAAATTGCATAAAGTCGCCATCGATCACCCGCAATTTTTTGTCGCGTAAAATTGCTTGATTGCTCAAGTCGATTTCAATGCAGTCAATCCGTTCCGGGGTGCGGCTATAGTGTCCTGTGATAAACGGTGCCACTAGATCGCCTCGACCGGCTGATGGGTCAAGGATTCGGACAATGTTTTTATTTTTGAATTTGCCCTTGGCCCTAATAGCAAGGCTAATGGGCGTTGGGTAAAATTGGTTATCTTTCATTATATCATCCCCCAATACTCAGGCTTCATCGTCCTGACGGTTGTTGTGCTGCGGTTATCGTTTATCGCCGCATCCTGCCGGGTACGGTGCGCTATGCGTTTTTCCAGTGGATCAAACCAGCCCATGATGAATCTTGTGATTAAAATTGTGTCCATGATTAACGCCTCCCCCGGTAGCTTTCCCAATCAAACTTAACCCAAGTTCCGTTTTCTTTGAGACGGTCAAAACTGCGCTCTGTGATGAATTCAGAAAAACCCTTAGTACCAAGATTGGTTAACAGTATCGTCGGCTTCATATCGCGGTAACGGCGGTTGATAATGTCAAACAGCAATACTTGTTCGTTTTCTGTACCGTTTTGTACGCCAACCTCATCAATCACTAGCAAATCGATTGATCCAAGCAAGTTCAGTACGTCTGTTTCCGATTGCTCCGATCCTTTGCGCCAAGTGTCTCGAACCATACGTACCGCATCCAGCGCATTAATGTACATAGCGGTATAGGACGGCATAATGGATTGAGCAATCGCCAAGGCCAAATGGGTTTTGCCGGTTCCGGCCTTGCCCGAGAAAATCAGCGAGGTTCCTTCTTTGGCATGGTCGGTAAAGTTCTTAGCGAAAGATTCAGCAATAGCGAAAGCGTTTTCCTGTCCGGCGTTTGACGCAATAAAGTTATCAAAGCTGCGTTCACGAAAGCGCAGCGGAATACCGGCTTGATTCAATCGGTGTTCAATGCGCTTTTGTTTTTTCTGAGACTCGATTTCCAGCCTGATCTTTTCATCTTCTTCGGCCCTGATCTTTCCGCACGTCTGACAGCCTGACCAGATGATCTTGTTTTCAAAAAACAGATGGCCGTTTTCGATATAGGGGCCATGTTTTTCGCAAGTTGACGGCCGGGTTAATTGGTCGCCAATGCTCATGGCGCTGGTGTCGATTATTTTTTTCAAACTAGAAACTGCCATCTTCATTCACCCCTTCGTTGTAGTCGATGCCAGCAAGTGACATTCTTGATTGCTTAGGTTTGTTTTGTTGAGCAGGTCGGTTGGCGTACCAATCAGCATTAAATCCCTGCCAGTTTCTTTCGATTGATATGCGAACAGCTTCCTCAATTAAAATTCCAGCCTTGTCAGCTTCGCGCTGAAAACCATTCATTGCAGTTTTAGTGATAGCGGCTTTTTTCCCCTTCCTGAACACTACAAAATCTTGAGCAAGTTCGCCATCAATTCCGTACTCAAGCAGTAACAAAAAGTCAGCGCCAAGTTTTCTATTATTATTTACTGGTGGTTGCTTTACTGGTGGTTCTAATGGTGTTTCATGTTCAGGGGTTGAACTTATCGGGTTCAAGGGTTGAACTTTTCGCAGTTCAAGGGTTGAACTTATCGTTGATGCATGAATCTTTCGTAACTCTTTGATTATTTCGATAAGTTCACGGTCTGAATTTATCGGTAGTTCACTCCTTAGACTTATCGTATAAGTGTTTACCGTTTTTCCCTTGCCTATCTCACTGTGAGATTCAACTTTTAATATCCCAACGCCCTTTAAAATCTTTAGGCATTTGCTCAAAGTCGCCTTTGCCATTCCTGTTTTTTGCGCCAAAGTGTTGTAGCCAGGATAAGCAAAACCTTCGTTATTGGCGCAATCGGAAATAGCCAGCAATACGATCTTCTCCGCTGAATTTAACGGCATATCCCAAGCTTCATTCATATATTTAATAGACATAGTTGTACATTTCTTTCATAATTGACCCGCGTTGATAAAAAGCCCTGGTAATCTTTGGTCGGATTCAGGGCTTTTTTGTTTTAAAAAATCCGCTTTACTGCTTATTTAATTACTCTCAAAAATACCGGCTTTTTAGCATCGGTTTCTTTTTCGTAATGACCCTGAAAAATATCTTCGCCATAGCTGTCAAACACAAAATGACGGATATTCCATAGAATGGTGTCTTGCGCTATTATTTGATCCTGCATGGAATTAATAAGGTCTAACTGGCTCTTGATAGTCTCAAGTAAATAAACTTGGTTCTCCCTTAGCTCAGTTAATTCTTTTTCAATTTTATCCATTTCGTTACTCCGATAACCCGACAATAAATGAGCGTAGCAACATGGTCGGAGACATGCGTTCGGCTGGCCTGCCTAGCTACGCAACAACTGGTTTAAATAACTTGCACTTTCTCTTGGCCGTTCCGCCGTAAAACAAGCCATACTCAGGCGCATTGCCTCTCACTATTCTGGCCCTGCGAATATCAGAATCACTGGGCCGTTTAGCCAGTCCAGCCTCGTAGGATTCGCACCGGCCAATACCGTGACCAAAGCCGATTGTGTCTTTAGTGAAAGAAGCGCAATCACGGCAACAGACCTGATTAATGCGCCGATTCCTTGCCCATCAGCGCCAATAAAGCATCAACATCAGCTTGTGTATTCAATGGCACCGTAAACGCCTGAAACACGGCCATATCGCGGCTAATTTCCAGCATCTTGCGGGTATCTTGCAGAAAATCACGCGCGGCATACACCAACGCACACTCCCGGCACTCGTCTTTGAACCCTGCGCCCGTTGTGGACACCATGACTTCATGCGCGTTACCCATCGCCGTTATCTCGTACAACTCGCCCCAGGCGGTCTTGATGCAACTAGCAATCGCCAGTGTTAGCTTGCCGTTCATTTTCAGGACGCACTCAACGCGCTCCCCGTTTCTTATTCTTGTTAGCAGAAAATCATAGTCGCTGTCTTGGTCAGGGTGCTGGTCTATCCACTGTTGAGCTGAATTCATTATTTTTATATCCGCCGGTAGGTATTTCTACCTAAGTAAATTTGCGTAAGACTATGATCTATATATTATTTATATTGATCTGTAACGCTTCGATCATTATTCTGGTCTCAGCTTCTTTTTCTTCAATGTCTTTAACCACGAGATTAAACATGTACTCAGACGGCGTGACCCCGGCGACATTGGCAAGATTAAACACCTTGCGCTTGACTTCTTCGGGGCCGGTGAATGAGAAAACAGCATCTTTTTTAGCCATTTTTTGGAGTCCTACAATGAAACATGTCAGTGAATACATACTGGAAATAACCCAGCTCCAAACCCTCTTGCAATCGCGCTTAAACGAGCAGGAGGCGTTAATCTCAACGATCACTGCCAATCCTGACAGCATCAGCACATTAGCGTCCATGCCGAAGCTGGAGGCCGATCTGTGCGTATCTCAAGCACTTAGCGGCAGGATTAATAAGGTCATCCATGCAGCTAACTCCCATCGGTGAAAAAAGCCCTGTGTTACCAGGGCGAACAGGAGGAATGAAAATTGTTAATCGGTTGGATAGATTTCCTCAAACAAATCGCCGGGCCTTACGCCTTCTTTCATGGCGACTACGTTTATATGGTCAGGAGACATTGGTTTTTTACCATTAATCCAATCGGACACGGTTGCTTGAGATACACCAATGCTCTCGGCCATTGCCTTTTGTGTGCTATATCGGCTGTAAATTTCGTGGAGTATTTTCATGAGACACATTATAGCCGATAGCGAAACATTAGCAATAGTTAATAGCGAATTAAATTTAGCACATAATAAGCCTATGAAATACCCAGATTATGCGAGAAGGTTCAGGCTGCTATGTGCCGAGTCGGAAGCACCTAAAGTACAAAAGGAACTCGCTAAATGGCTGGGATACTCTCAGGCGACCATTAGCGACTGGCTGAATGGCGAAAAACTACCGTCAATGGACACAGCTCTCAAGCTTGCTGAAAAATTTGATTGCTGCGTTGAGTATCTTTTAACGGGAAAAGGAGATAAATATAAGCCTGTTCACAAAACAAATAGCTTTCCGGTGCATAATATCGCCTCCCATAAAACAAAAAGAGGCGATATAAACAATGTCGAGGAAATTGAATCAAAGAAAGGGAAGGTTCCGTTGATAGGCTGGACGCAAGCCGGGGCCTGGGCAGAGGCCGTTGACTTATACGAGGTAGGCGACGCAGAGGCTTGGTATGATTGTCCTGTCCCGCATGGAAAAAGAACCTTCATATTAAAAGTAATTAATGACTCAATGACATCACCGTACCCTGGACAAAAGAGCTATCCAGAGGGGACGATGATTTTCATTGATCCCGATAAAGAGGTTGTCAATGGCAGCAAAGTGATTGCGAAAATTGTTGATAGCAACGAAGCCACCTTTAAAGTATACCGTGAAGATGCAGGGACTCGGTGGCTGTTTCCGCTGAATCCAGCCTATGATAAGATACAAGTCGCTGACGGCATGGCTATTATCGGCGTATTGATCGGCTCATTCATGCCGGAATAATAAAATAACTCCTCAGATAAGCCCGTGTAATGCGGGCTTTTTTATCCAATGAAAAAAAAGTCACCATAGTGTAGTTTTGCTGCATTTCTATATGCCAATGCAGCTTCTTCTTCTGTTTTAAAACTACCCAATCTTATCTGCTTCTTATTTACATTAATTGTAGCCCTATATCGATTGCGCCTATTATCCTTGTGAACGCCTTTAAACTGTGACGTTTTTTGTTTGTGCTTAACGCAATTGAATAAGTTTTCACTTCTTGTACACGCTCGCAAATTTTCCCTTCTATTGTCCAAGCCATTATGATTTATATGATCTACATCCAATACTGGATCGGCATTCATTATCATTCTGTGCATTCTTATACGCTTCCATTTTCCATCTACTTTGCAGCTTGTTAGTGCGTATTTATTGTTCCCTCCAATACTTACACGCCACTTATATTCCGATAAAAAATCAAAGTCAGCATCGTCTACTAATGCCACAAACCCACCATTAAGCTTAATCTCTCTCACAATTAACTTCTCTAATAACAATAAAAAAGTCATTGTAACAAATAATTCGCTATCGGCTATTGACATTTGTTCGCTATCAGCGATAATAACCCAGACTTAAACGAAACACTATTTCCAAAGCCCTTCCAGCCGAAGGCCCGGTATCAATCCCGGCGAATGATTGGCAGCCCCCTGAAATACGGGACGTAGCGTGCAGAAAATAGCTCTTTTAAGACGCATTCACCGAGTGCTTCTCAAAAGATCAACCGATTTCAGCCTCCCCTGGAACTCAACCCGGTAGCAATGCCGGGTCTTTTTCGGATGGAAGCAATAAGAACACTTGCGGAACTATGTAGTGATAAACCCGCAAATGATGACCGCCTGAAAGAAGGCAACTGATACCTAGCCAGTCGTCCAAAGGAGACTGAATAAACGGCCTTTGCAGTTTGCTTAACTTAACCGTGACAGCATGAAATAAAAGCTAGGCATGACTAAGCCATTCCGGGTAAGTGAGTGGCAACAAGGATTGATACTAAAAGTGACAACGGTTCATGCGTCCGGAGCACAGACGTTGTTTAAATTAGCGTCAATCCTTGTTGGTGTAGCTCAGTGGTTAGAGCTGGGGGCGGCATGCCTAGTAGTCAATTAACTAGCGAACCCTGTAAGTAGACTCAGCGCCGGTTCAAGTCCGGCCACCAACACTAATATGCCCAATCTTATCTGTTGCCGCACGGCTTGAAACATGCACGAAACAGAAAGCCCATGAGAATTGGGCAATCAATAACGCATAAATTAACAAACCAGTAGTTTTGCTGGTCTTGAGAGCGAGAAAATTATGAATACATATACAGCACCAACGTACCAGATGTACGGAGTTATGAATGCTCTAAAGGACGAGCTACGCAAGCACCTAAGGCCGGGCGAAATGCTGATATGGAGAGATGCATTCAGATGGATTAATGATAGCGGCGTACTATCGAATCACTATGAATGCATGGAGCTGCCGCAGCTATGTGATGACTTTAACTATGATGTTGTGCATGACTTTCGGCATGTGGCGATAGTGCGCCCAAAACAATCAAGAGAGGTGATGCTATGACAAAAAGACTAATCGGAATCGACCAGGCCGACAGAAGTTGGCTTTTAAACAACACAAGAAAAGTGGACCCGGCAGGAGTTGCGTATAACGTGGTGACGCTGATTGCGTTAATGGCAACGGTAGTAATCCTGTTCGCGGCATCCAGCGCAGTCAGCGCGAAAGAGCCGATGTGCTATGTAGTGGATCATGAGCAAGCGGAATTGGTAGTAAGTTCAGACATGGATGAATACCTTGGCAAGTATGGCAAGGGTCAACTGGTTGAATTAGGTGATTTGCAATGAGCGAGCAGCCCAACCAAGACGCATTGGACGGGGAACATCAATGTAATGACCCCGTTAATTGGGAAGCGTTACATGCCAACAGCGAAACACTAAAATTGAACCGGAGCAAAGACCATGAGCAAGAAACAGTTTAAAGAGCAATGCGAAGAACTTGAAGCAATGGGGTATTCGTTGCTTGAGCTTGAGCCAGAATCAAAATATGCCCGTTACATGCTTAACGGGAATGTTAGAGTTATCGGGAGAAAGAAATGACCAACATAGCGACAATCAAAAAAGAATCGCAAGTACCGGCGCTGGCTATCAGCGAGACTGAATTAATGGATGTATTGCGTAATTCTCTTTATCCAGGCGCACAAGATAACAGCATCAAGATGGTTATTGGTTACTGCAAAGCGTCTGGCCTTGATCCTATGCGTAAGCCGGTTCATATCGTGCCGATGTGGGATAGCAAATCAGGCTCCATGCGTGATGTGATTATGCCGGGGATCGGTAGTTATCGATCCGATGCCGCTAAATCAGGGCAATACGCTGGCGTTTCCGTTGCTGAGTTCGGGCCTGATATTACTGAAAACATTGGAGGCGTTGAAATCACTTACCCGCAATGGTGCCGAGTCATTGTCAAGCGTCAGATAGCTCATGGGCAAATAGCTGAGTTTGCGGCTACGGAACGCTGGAAAGAAAACTATGCGGTGCGCGGAGGAAAGGATAAATCAATTGCGCCTAATGCCATGTGGTCTAAGCGTCCTTATGCCCAGCTTGAAAAATGCGCCGAAGCGCAAGCACTCAGAAAAGCGTTTCCAGAAGTCGGTTCGCAACCCACTGCCGATGAAATGGAAGGAAAAGCATTTGACGATGGCGCAACCGTGATTGACGGCGCAACCGGAGAAATTATCAACAAGCAGACAGTAAGACCGGCACTGGAATATTGCACCGCTGAAAAGTTTCAAGAGAACCAGGCCAAGTGGCGCAACCTGATCGAATCCGGTAAAGAGACTGCGGATAACTTAATCATTAAACTCAAATCTAAAACCCTGTTCACCGATGAGCAGATGACGGAAATCAAATCTTGGGAAGCAGGAGAATAACCATGCAAATACATGACTTAGAGCAAGGTTCGCACGAGTGGATTCAGTTCAGACGAAACCATGACGGCGCAAGCGAAATAGCCGCAGTAATTGGCATTTCCAAAAACACCACTCGCAATGAACTGTTGCGACTCAAAAGCACTGGAATGGAAAAGGAATTTTCTGATTACGTGCAAAAATACGTGTTAGATAAAGGCCACGAAGTCGAAGCATTAGCAAGACCTATTGTCGAGTCAATGATTGGCGAAGAACTTTACCCTATAGTTGCATCTAAAGGTGGTCGTTTATCAGCTTCATGCGACGGACTAACGCTGATGGGAGAGTTTGGCTGGGAAAACAAGCAGTATAACCAAGAATATTTTGATCTGGTTTCATCGGGTATTGTGCCAGAAGAACACATACCACAAGTACAGCAATGCTTAATGGTAACAGGCGCAGAAAAGTGGTTTTTTACCGTATCTGACGGCACCCAAGAAAGAACCGCTGGCGTATGGGTTTATCCTGACCAAGATTGGTTTAATCGCATCGAATCAGCATGGAATCAGTTTCATAAAGACCTTGCTGATTATGTTCCGGTAGCCGTCATCGAGCCACCCAAAGCCGAAGCCATTAAAGACTTGCCAGCGGTAACAGTGCAAGTGCGCGGCGAACTAACACTGTGCAACATCCAAGATGTAACACCATTGTTTGATAAGTTTCTGGCCGAAGCTAAAACCAATTTGGTGACTGATGAAGATTTTGCCCAAGCCGAAGCCGAAGCAAAACTTGGCCGGGAAACCGCGAAACGCTGCAAGCTGACCGCCAAAGCCGTAGTCGATCAGATGCTATCCATCAGCGAAGTAACACGCACATTGGAAGAATATGCGGCCAAGTTTGACGCGCTGGCATTGAGGCAAGAAAAGGCGGTTAAGGAACAAAAAGAAACGCGCAAAGCGACGGCAAAGCTTGAGCGTGACAAAGCGTATGCCGAGCATATAGCGGTATTGAATGAAGAAATTAAGCCTATCTATTTGGCATTAAGCACGACCGACAAGCCTGACTTTGTTGGCGTTATGAAAGGACAGCGTACTTTAGCCAGTATTTATAACAAGCTTGATACCGAACTAGCTCGTGCCAAGATTGCGGCTGATGCCGTGGCTAAGTCAGTCAGATTGAATCTAAACCTAATTAATGGGCAGCCAATCTACAAGTTCTTATTCAACGATATTCAGAATATTATTTATAAGGATTTTGATGATCTGAAATTGTTAGTTGATTCGCGCATTGAAGCGCATCAAAAAGCCGAAGCCGAAAAGCTGGAACAAGAGCGAGAACGCATTCGCCAAGAAGAACAAGCCAAGGCGAAACGCGAAGCTGAAGCCAAGTTACGCGCGGAACAGGCCGAAAAAGAGCGTATTGAGCGCGAGGCTAAGCAAGCTTCGGCACTGGCTGAGCGTGAAAGGCTTGAGCGTGAAAATCAGGAAATGCTTGAGCTGGCGAAAAATAAAGCCGGCACCGAAGAACCTACTGCTATTGCGCCAGCGAAACAAGCAGAAGTCGAGCATGTTGTTGAGCAGCTTATTGATAACGCAAAGCAAGTGCGCCCAACGGCAGATGAATTACTTAAACTCATATCGTCTCATTATTCAGTGTCTATTGGTACCGCTATTGATTGGATTGTTGAGGCGGCTGAGTCAATTCAGGAGTCGGCTTAAATGAACCATAAGCCCCCTATCCTGAACTGGCAGCAAATCCGAGCCATTGTAGACGATCTCAAGCAAAACGCCGACCGCTACGAGAAGATCAGTAAGTTAACGCCGTTGCAATTTTCGGCACTGTATCAGCGGAATCTGGAGTTTGGGATTCCGTTTGATGAACTGGTTGATGAGATTAAAAAATGATTAGGTGTGCTTGCGGAGGGGGAACCAAGATAAGCAACACCCGAGACTATGGCATTAACTCAACACGCCGTCATCATCGGTGCGTTCAATGTGGAGTTGCGTTTTATACGATTGAATCTATCGAGGACAACAACCTCTATCTGGAACTGGACAGACTGAGAGAAAAATTAAAACAGATAGGCGCTATAGCGCAAGGTGATTTATGAGCAGAGAATTATTGAAACAGGCTCTTGATGTAATAGAGGGAGTATTTTATAGAAATGATACCTCTGATAGAAAGAGAGCCATTGCATTTGTTGAGAAAATAGAATTGCATCTTGAAAAGCCTGAGCCTGAGCCAATATGTGCATCATGCAAGGCGATTGGAGCTGCTTACAGCATTGGCAATGAGCGGCAACCGCCCAAGCGAGAGCCGTTGAGAGGTGATGTTAATCGGTTAATTGAATTAGTTATCGAAGCGGGCGAAAACAGAAAGCATGGCGATTTTAAGTTAATGCACATCGATATTGGTGAGGCGATTGAAATTGCAACAGCACTAAAAGCCAATGGAATAGGAATTGATAATGAGTAAGCATACTAAAGAACATTGGATTTGTGACAAATACAATAACGTCAATGATTCTCAAGGCAGAACCATAAAAGTTCAAGGTTTTGCGTTAAGTAGCGGAGAAGAAGTAAAGGAAAACACTAGGAGAATCGTCGCTTGCGTTAATGCGTGTCGCGGCCTTGACACTAAAGACCTTGAAAAAAATGGACTGGTTTCAGCGGTTGGCAGTGAACTAATAAGGCTGGAAGCGATTAATGCGGAACTGGTTGAGGCGTTGAGCGATGTTATGCATCTTCTTGAGTATGGCGCATCAGTTCATGGTCTTGTTAGGCCGACAAAAGAAAAAGCACTGTCAGCCCTAGCCAAAGCCAAGGAGCAGAAATGATTGATAGAGAAACAATCGAAAACGAAATAGACAATCTTCTAAACTCGTCATTTAACCGTAACGACATTTTAAAATTTGCCGAGCAAATGGCGGCACTATCTATGGCAGACGCGCTGGAAGAAGCCGCATTTATGGTATCTAAACTAGCGCCAAATTGGTCGCCCGAAACGATAGCAAAAGAAATACGCGCAATGAAATATAAGGAATCGAAATGAGTAACACAACACCAAGCTCTACCTGGAGTAAGAACGGCGAACCCGATCCACATGGCACCCGCTACGACTGCGAACGCGCGATGCTGTGCAAAGGCGAATTGACTGATGACGAACTGGCAAACGCGCTTTATCGGTGCGACCACCGGACGAGCTTTGAAAGCATCGGACTAATTACGGCGGCTAAGGATCGCATCAGGTGGCTGTCAAGAAAACTGGAAGGTCCAGATTTGACGAGCTACCGGAAAGGCGTAGAGGACCGGCAAGGGGGAATCAAAAGACCTTATCGAACAACTCCAATTCTGCAATATAATATCAGTCGAGGATAATTTGTGATTGAAGAACAAAAAACAAAGCAAAAAGAATTTCTACGCATATCTGATATGCTGGTTAAGATGGGCGGGATAACCCGCAAACAGTTTTGGATGCTACGCAAAAAAGGCCATGTGCCTGAACCAATCATTCCCGATCCGCCGATCTGGAGACTGAAAGATGTGGATGCGTTTTATGACAAGCGAGCCGGGTTATAATTTCCCAAAGGCACTACGAAAGGCACTATCATTTTTGATGGGCATAAAAAAAATCCTTGAGATTGAGTTCAAGGCTTTGATTTAATTGGAGCCAATGACGGGAGTCGAACCCGTGACCTACTGATTACGAATCAGGACGGTTATTATTCTGGCCTGTTCTTGCTAGGATTTTAA